GGAGGGTCTTTTATGAAAAGATTAAACAAAAAGAAACTTTTATCAGTTATTTTTACTTGTTTAGCAGTTGCAATGGTATCAATACAGTCATTTGCTGCACTTGATGAAGGAACAGCAACTGCTATGGATACTGGTTTTACTGCTATCAAATCGGATGTATTAGCAGGTCTTGCCAAAGTTGCTCCATATGGTTTGGCTGTATTTGGTGCATTTTTGGTTTGGAAGTATGGCAAAAGGTTTTTTGCAAGCCTGGCAAAATAATTTTGCCAAAGGGAATGGGGATGGCTTCGGCTGTCCCTTTTTTTGAAGGGACGGTGAGGTTATGAAAAAAATACTATATGTTATGATTTTATTAGTTGTTTCTTTAGGATTTTATATAAATTGTTTTGCATACACAATATCACCAACAACATTAACGCAATATAATGCAATTGACTATCCTTATATAACAGTAATTGAACATATAAATAATGGTAAATTAGTATCTACAACAATATACTCGCAAGATAAGTTAATAATGAATAATAAAACTGAACAACTATGGAAACAGAATTCAGGAAATTATATAGAAGTTGAATTGTACAATGGGCAAATTTCACAATGGTTTCAAACAGCAAATTTTTATCATGGTGGCACGTGGCAAACATTTGTATATACTAATTATGATGTAGTATATGATGATGGCACAATACACAAAATAAGTAACGAACATATACCAACATTTGAATTTATTAGTCCTATAGGTTCAAAAAAATATATAGATGAAAATCCAAATATACAAATAATTACAGATACCAACGGTTCTTCTTATGATGTAATTTTATATGGAAAAGATAAAAATGGTAATTGGGAAATGAATATGACTTATATATGGGATTTAACCGAATCATTAAGTGGTTTTTATGTTCCCGGAAAAATTATTCCATATGTACCAGGTATAAATCGCATAACCATAGAAAATACAGGACTTGCACCAGGAGAACCGGGATTTGGAGAAATATTAGCAGAAGTACAATTCGAAATAGTGCAAACTAATGCAAATAAAATAGACATAATAGGATTTGACAATGAAAAGACATATCAATATGCTCCAACATGGTATGTTTTACGTACTGGTACATATAACAAACAATTGCATTCTATATATGTTAATGGTGTTAAATATAATGATTGTCCTATAAATCAACAAATAACTTATTACGATGATCATTTTTATAATGTTGAGCAAGGTAAATATAATAATCCTTATAAAATTGGACAAAACATAGTTGAAATAAAGGATGCAACTGGAAAAATTGTATTTACAAAAAAGTTTGTTTTGCTTGAATGGACAGACCCAAATGAAACAAATACATGGGGAACAGATACACCAACAATTCCAAGTGATTTCATGAAAAGAAAGTTTCCATTTTGTATACCATATGACATTTATAATTCAGTAGTTGCATTAAAATCAACACCAAAAGCACCCGTATGGGAAATTGACCTTTCAAACTCTGTTTTTAAGGGCGGAGGTAAATTTACTATAGACTTTTCACAGTTTGAAGCATGGGCAAAAATTGTAAGGTGGGGAACTCTTTTAATTTTCACTTTTATTTTAATTATTAATTCAAGAAGGTTTATAGGTGATTAATATGGATATATTTGGTGATATTTTTGGAGGCATTACACAAAAGTTAATTGAATTAGTTGCAAGGATTATAAATCTTTTGCCTGATTCACCATTTCACACTGTAAATAATGCCGATGTAAATTCATTTCTTGGTGGACTAAATTGGGTGTTACCTATAGCCCAAATGATTAGCATATTAGAAGCATGGTTAATTGTAGTGGCTGTCTATTATACTTATCAGCTCATTTTGAGATGGGCAAGAATGATTAAATAAGGGGTGTTAAAATATGATTTATCTTAATTCAGGAACACCAGGAAGTGGGAAAAGTCTTAATGTTGCAAGGGATATAATGTTCAAATTAAGACGTGGACATAATGTAATATCTAATTTTCCTATTAATCTTGAAATAGTTAAATTTAAGCCTATAAAGAATATTATATTAAAAATTGCAAGACTATTTAAGAAAGAAGAAAAGGTAAAAGAAAAGCTTCAGGGCAAGTTAGAGTATAAAATAGGAAAATTCCTTTACATAGATAATTCTAAGCTTAATCCTACTTTGCTTGTATGTTTTGCTAAACATAATCATAAAAAGGGTAGGGAAGGGCAGACACTTTTAATTATTGATGAATGTCCTGTAATATTTAATCCCAGGGAATATTCCAGAAAAGACCGCCCAAACTGGATAAAGTTTTTTCAGTTGCATAGGCATCTTGGATATAACGTTATATTAATTGCTCAGAATGATAGGCTTATTGATAGACAGATTAGGGCATTTATTGAGTATAACTGTAAGCACCGTAAAATTAACAATTTTGGAACTGTAGGAATGATAATATCACTTTTACAGCTTAAGGCATTTGTCGTTGTTACCTATTGGTATGGTGTAAATGAAAAGTGTGGAATACAATTTTTTACATTCAAAAAAATGTATTCTAATCTTTATGATAGCTATTCAGCTTTTGACAGGTCTTTGGATTTTAGTCTGTAGTGAATGGGGGAGGCTCCACTGTGTGGAGGGGGTACCCATTCGCTACAGACTTTAAGAAAAACCCCTACAAAAGCAGTAGATAGTTTGAAGAGAAAAACACGTCGGGTCTATGTAACACCCGACGAGAGTCTACGTACATAGACAAAATAAAAAATTTTAATGGAGGTTAAACAAAAATGTACGATACAATAATTATTAAATCTCCTGAAATAGATGATATTACTAAAGATAAAATAATAACTTTTTGCAATATTTATGAGGGTCTAAATTTTGAAACAGGAGAAATATTATATCAATTTACTTCTGGTGAACTTGAAGGCAGTTATGATTATAGAATAAGGTTAACAGTAGATAATACCGATTGGATTAATGAAAATGGTATACCTGAAAAAATAAAAGTGCCTTGGTATATAAAGGTTGAATGTAGTTTACATAAGTTAATGATGAATCATAATTGTTTCGGTGGTCCTACAAAGATACAACAATCAGTCAAGTATTTAATAAAGTTTTTAGAAAATGCAATGAATGTTAATTTACCACCTTATCATTGGTGGGAAGTAGAAAAAATTGATGTGTCAAAAATATTTGTTTTTAAGCATCATTCCATATGTAAGAAAATTATGGAAAATTTAAAGAATGCTTATTATACTAGAAGAAAACCTATAATATTTGATACTTCATTAATGTTTTCTGGTTCAACATGTACTGATAAATTTTACTGGAAGGGCCCTGAATTTAAAAAACATGACTGGAAGAGAATTGATAAATATATAAAAAGGGAATTAGATAAAAGTTGTTCTGTAGTTCATGGTGATTATAATATTGGTCATAAACTAGCATTATTAAAAATTAAGTTTGATAAAATATTAGAAAGAGCAATGAGAACTATCCGTTTTGAATGTTCAATAAAAATAAGAAAACTCAAAGAATTATATGATTCAGAGAAGGTATTTGTATATATGATTGATGATAAAACCTTAGAATCATTCAGAGATTCAGAGTTAAAAAAGATAATTAAGGAGGACGACCAAATGGATATCGTAAGGCGTAGTGACTTAGTATTAGAAAAATTAAATGAATTATTTGATACAAGATTATCTAATAGTTTATATTCAATGTGGACACAAATGGTACAGTTTGGAGAAGAACAAACAAAGCAAAATTATAAAAAAGCTACATTCTACAAATATAAAAAGATATTAATTGAATCAGGAATATCATGGACAACATCAGTTGTTAACCTCAAGCAATTTTCTATTGTTCCTGATGACTTTACTTTTGCTGATAATAAATATGTTGATGATTCTGTTAGCGAAGAGGTACAAAAAATTATGGCTGAAATAGATGCAGTTGCTTAATATGTGATGCAGTCAACGATAGTCTAAATTTCATGTTTTTGTGCAGATTCTGTTCGGATCGTACCCAAAATCGACTAAAATATGAAATTTAATAATTAAAAAATTGCAAAAAGGATATATAAAATGCCTTATAAAATACCTTTATATAATTGTTACTGGTGTCGATGCGGTTATTGTCTTAATAGTGCTGAATGTTTAGATCATTGTATTAGATGCATTAACATCAGAAACAATTATAATCGACATTACATACCACAATATTGTGAAAACTTTATTGAAGATCATTCAAGCAATCGCCGTATTAAAGATAGACTTTTTGAATGTGAAACTTGCAAATATAAGAAAGAACTTGATAAAATTAAGAAAAGCTTGGAAAAGCTTTTACAATAATATATTTGAAGTGTAAAATAAAATTAAATTTTTATATATGGGGGCATTGAAAATAATGAAAGAATTTGATGTGGTAGAATTATTATGTGACATACCAGAACATAGTCTTATAAAAGGACAAAAAGGTACCATTCTTGAAATTTATAGTGATGTTGATTGTGAAATTGAGATTTGTGACGATGAAGGATTAACTCAGTTTTTAGGTACTCTTAAATTAAATGATTTGAAGAAAGTTTAGAAAAGTTATTATTTTTAAATAAATAGTCTGTTTTGAATATTAATAGATAATAGGGGTATGGGGTAAAAAGATTTACAATAGATTACACGAAATAAAGATTTCGTGTAATCAGATGGAGGATATATGTTCCTTTGTTTTGAAGCTAAAAACAGATATAAATTGTCGTATTATGCAAGCCCATTTATTATTAACTTATTAATAAATATTGCCTTCAATCTTATGGACTTTACTCAAAAGTTTCCAATGGGTGTATATTCTGCAAATGACCACTTAATAGTAAATGAATTTTCATTTTATATGCATATTGTTTTTTCTTTAGTTCTTGTATATATTTTATTTAAATTTAGTAGTAAAATAAACAAATTGCTATCTAGGATTTTTTACATCTTTTTCGGATCTATATTGGGATTCTTTACAAATTGGATGTTTATTCGATATTATTTGTAATAAAGGTGTGCTTACCTTAAGTGATGTTAAATATGAAAAATAAACTTATTAATAGAAACAAATTAACAAAGAAAAAGTTTATAAAAGATATATTTGATTTCTTTGAAATTGCATTAACAATTATTATTAGTATTATTATTCTATTTGTGTTGTATAAATATTGGTAATAGATTTCTGCTATGACTATATCACAGATCTTTACGGATGTTAGGTACAT